AATAGTGAGCTAGACAAGATGAAAGAGGATCTTGATAATGTAAAGGGTGAGTTAGGAGAAATTAAAGGTCTTTTATCTACTCTTGTTCAAAAACTAAATAATTAGAAAAATGGCACAACAACAGATAATCACTTTTGATCCAGATGTCGCTGTTCCATATGGTGTAAATCTTACCATATTTTCTGGTGCAGATTTTAACACTACTTTTACCGTCAAAACTTCTGCTGGTTCAAGTATAGATTTTTCTAACTATACAGGAAGAAGCAATATGAAGAAGTCTGCAATTGGAACTGCAAATACTTTTGGTGTAACTCTTGGTGACTCAAATGGAAGAATAACTCTTTCAATGGGTTCAACTGTTACTAGAGGTTTATCTGAAGGTAGATATCTATATGATATCAACGTAAGTTCTGGTTCTACTTTCTTTAAAGTAATAGAAGGTAATGTGCTTGTAAGAACAGGTATTTCAACTTAGAGGTGAAGAATGGCTCAACCAAGTTCCAGAGAAGGTTTAATAGATTACGCAAAAAGACAGTTAGGTTTTCCTGTCTTAGAGATCAACGTTGCAGATGAACAGTTTCAAGATCTGTTAGACGATGCTATTCAGATATATCAAGAGAGACATTATGATGGTATTGCAAGAATGTATTTGAAATATAAAATCACACAGGATGATATTGATAGAGGACAAGCGAGAGGAGGAGATTCAACTCTAGGGATTACAACAACGACTACAACGTCAACTGTTGGACTATCAACAACTTTTGATCTTGAAGAGAATAATAATTATATTCAAATGCCTCCATCTGTGATTGGAGTTAATAATATTTTTAAAGTTAGATCAGATACAGTTTATGATGGTTTGTTTAACATACGATATCAGTTATTTTTAAATGATTTATATGCCTTTGGATCTATTGATCTTCTTCAATATTCAATGGTTCAAACTAAATTAGAAGACATCACTTTCTTATTAAATCCAAATGTAAGATATCGATTTAATATTCGTCAAGATCGTCTTTATATTGACGTTGATTGGGCAGCTGCAGTAAACGTAGATGACTACTTTGTGATTGATTGTTTCCGTGTCTTAGATCCAAATGATTTTACAAGAGTCTATAATGATCCATTCTTAAAAAGATATTTTACTGCATTGTGTAAGAAACAGTGGGGCATGAATTTAATTAAGTTTCAAGGTGTTCAATTACCTGGCGGTATTCAGTTAAATGGTCGTCAGATATATGATGATGGTGTCAAAGAATTGGATGAGATTAGAGCTAAGATGTCAAGTGATTATGAAATGCCACCACTTGATATGATTGGATAATGTTAAATCCTTTTTTTCTACAAGGTTCTCAGGGGGAACAAGGTTTAGTACAGGACTTAATTAATGAACAATTAAGGACTTATGGCCTTGAGTGTCATTATATTCCTCGTAAATTGATGACATCGAGAACGATAATGAGAGAGATAACTGAGTCAAGATTTGATCAGGCTTTTCCTCTTGAAGCATATTTGATGAATGTTGATGGATACGCTGGACAAGGAGATATACTTTCAAAGTTTGGTGTCAGAGTCACAACTGAGGCCACATTTGTAATTTCAAGAGAAAGATTTGAGGAATCAGTTTCACCATTCTTAGAAAAACAAGAAGACGATTATGAAATATCAAATCGTCCAAGGGAAGGTGATTTATTATTCTCTCCGTTGGGAAGTAAACTTTTTGAAATTAAATATGTTGAATTTGAAAAACCAAACTATCAATTAAGAAAGAACTATACATATCAACTTACATGTGAAGTCTTTGAATATGAGGATGAGGTTATTGATACAAACGTTGAGAAGATTGATAAGGTTGTTCAGACAGATGGATATGCTGCAAGACTTATATTATCAGGTATTGGTGCTACTGCGACTGCAAACACAACTCTTAACTTTGGCGCAGTACAACAAATATTTTTACAGAATGATGGTTATGGATATCTCACTGCACCCACTGTTTCAATCAGCACATCACCTGGCGTAGATGCAACTGCTGTTGCAATCATGACCTCTCGTTCTGGCATCGGAACTGCTAAATCTATCGATAAAATTCTTTTAATCAATCCTGGCAGTGGATACATCGGAATACCCACTGTAACCGTGCCAGGCACTGGTATAGCGACTGCTGGCATCACTACTTTAGGTTCGGTAGGTATTGTTACAATTACGTCTGGTGGTTCTGGTTACACTACTACACCAAATGTTGCGATTACTACCGCACCATCAGGAGGAACAGACGCAGCTGCTGAGGCAGTAATGGTTGGTGGAACGATTAGTGCAATCAGAATTAGTAATGCTGGTAGTGGATATACAACTGCACCAACGATCACAATCGGTGCTGCAACATCAATAGGAGATGGTGATTATATCTTCAATGAAACAGTTCAAGTATCATCAGATTCTTCAGAAACTGCAAGAGTTAAAGTATGGGATGCGAACTCTAGAACTCTGGATGTAAGTATGTTAACTAAGATGCAATTCCAAGTTGGCGAAAAGATTAAAGGTCTTGAATCTGGTGCAGAATATGTAATACTATCAGTTGATTATGATACACCAAATGATTATCCAAATTCACAATATAAGGCGGATCAATATAATGATAATGCAGACTTTGAAACCGAAGCTGATGCCATTTTAGACTTTTCTGAGGGCAATCCTTTCGGAACCTTCTAAATAGTTAGAAAGAATTGATATGTTAGGGACTTACTTCTATCATGAAATATTAAGAAAGACAGTTATCGGTTTCGGAACTCTCTTTAATAATATTAACATTCGACATAAGGATGCGAGTGGGACAAATTTTAGTGTCTTGAAAGTGCCATTGGCTTATGGGCCGATGCAGAAATTTTTGGCAAGAATTCAACAACAACCAGATTTAGATAGAGAGACAGCAATAACTCTTCCTAGATTATCTTTCGAGATGCAAGGATTACAATATGATCCAACTCGTAAGACTGGAATCGCACAAACATTCCTTACAAAAAATGGAACGAATGCAAAAAAAGTTTATATGCCTGTTCCATACAACGTAGGATTTGAACTTAGCATTATGGCAAAGTTAAGTGATGATGCATTACAAATATTAGAACAGATTGTTCCTTACTTTCAACCATCATTTAATATCACAGTTAATTTAATTAGTTCAATAGGTGAGAAAAAAGATATTCCAATAGTTTTAGAAAGTATAAACTATAGTGACCAATATGAAGGAGGTTTTGATAGTCGTAGAATTATAATTTATACTCTATCATTCACTGCAAAAACTTATCTGTTCGGCCCAGTTGCAGATAATCCAGAAGGTCTTATCAAGAAGGTTGATGTTGATTACTACACCAGCACTAATATTAAAACTGCAAGACGTAATATTAGATACAGTGCAACACCAACTGCAAAGGAAAATTATGATGATGATACAGCGACAGTTATTGATGGTGCGATATCTGAAAAGGTTACAACCTTTAAGGTTAGTGCAACCACTGATCTAGCTGCAAATCAGAGAATTATCATTGATACTGAAATTATGAAGATTAGAAGTATCAGTGGTCAGAATATAACCGTGTTCCGTGGTCATGATAACACGATTGCTGCTAAACATGAACACAATACATCTATTGGAGTTCTAGTGCAACTGATAATGCATCAATTGAATTTGGTGATGACTTTGGATTTGATGAAATGACATCATTCTTTAGTGATGGTAAGGAGTTCAGTCCTTCACAAGGTATAGACATCTAGGAGAGTTATGAAAAATTTTGATTCTATCGAGGAAGCACTTAACGTTGATACCGAGGTCGTTGAAAACGATAAGATTGAACCTCAAAAGAATCAACTGAAAAAGAGTGAACAAAATGATTCTGAAAAAGATTATGAATACAGTCGTGCAAACTTATATTCTCTTGTTGAGAAAGGTCAGGAGGCAGTGAACGGTATATTAGAGTTGGCTCAAGAATCTGATTCTGCAAGAGCATATGAAGTCGCTGCAACTACAATTAAAGCAGTTGCAGATACAACAGACAAACTTATTGACTTGCAACAGAAGATGAAGGATCTTGAACAAGATCCAAACAAAGGCCCTACAAATGTCACAAATGCATTATTCGTAGGTTCGACAGCTGAGTTATCAAAATTAATTAAGAATCAAAAAGATGAAGATAATAAATGAAATCTCCAGAACTCACAGAATTTTTTAGTCTTCTAGGAAAGGCAAAAAAAGAAAAGAAAGAAGAGTTTAACAATCTTCTTAAGGAAGCAGACATCAATCTTGATGTATTAGCTTCAACTGTGGTTACTGGAATTAAAGAAACAAAAGTAAATAAAAAGAAACAAAAGAAAAAAGAAGAAAAATTAATTGAACAATTAGATTCAATAATAGATGTAATTGAAAATCCAAAAGAAGTTAAGGATATTACAGAACCAGCAGTTACTGTGGGTGTGCCTGAAGACTTTGATGTGTCTTCTTTAGAGGACGCTGATGATAATCCATCATTTGAAGTTGTTGATTTAATCAAACCAGAACCGATTAAAACACCAAAGATAAGTGATACCGTTGCACAGGCAATCAAATTTATTGAAGAGACAAATATTAAAGAAGAAGTTGAAAACGCAGATGAGACAAGTGTGGACAATCTCAAAGCAGAGATTAAACAAGTCAGAGATATATTGTATAAAGTTCTTGCACATGGGCCAGGATCTGGTGAAGTTAATCTTTTAAAGCTTGATGATGTTGATGAAGATAGTGCAAAGGTAGATGGCAAGGTTCTTCAATATCAAGCGTCAAGTGGTAAATTTATAGGTGGTTCTACTTCAGGTATTGGAACACAGGATAGTCTGAACACATCAGGAATCATTACTGCTGCACAGTTCTCAGGATTCAGTCATCTGATTGCACCACATGGATCAACCACAACAATCACAGTTGCAGTTGCTACTAAAACAACCGCACACAGATATTATGGAACTGGAAGTTCTAATGGATATGTTTTAGACAATGTAGAGTCTCCATTTTT